TACAAAGTTAAGGAAGTTACAGATGCACTTAAGAATACTTTGCAAGTCATTACTACCTTGGAAGGTCTTAAAGAAAAAGTAGAATCTGAGAATGTAGCACAGAATAAAGTTAGAGCAGGAGCAAAGATTAACAAATGGGAACAATAAGAAATGCTAATGGTATATGGATTAATACTGAGCCCTTTAGAGAGGCTGGTAATAAGTTTATAACTACTGGTAGATATACTGATGCTCTTCCTGGGACTCTAGAATTTGATAGATTCTGGGATCAAGAGTTTACTAGGTGCATAGAAGGCTATGAAGTCTCTGGAGCTAAGATTACTGGTAAACATTATTTCTATCTAAATTACTGTCTCATTAATAAAGTAAATCTTACTGATGATAATAGGGGTAAAAGAAAAGTCTCTAAAGGATTCTTACTTCCTGACTTTTGGGATGGAGACTTTGAGTATTTCTGGTTTTTAGAGATAGCAGAAAATGGTATAGACCCCTCTCTTATAGCTTCCCTTCACTTAAATAATAAAGTCCTTTGGACAGAAGGAGGTAAAAGTATGATAGTAGGTAAGGCAAGAAGAAGAGGATTCTCTTATAAGAATGCTGCTACTATTGCTTGGGAGTATACCTTCATCAAGAAAAGTCTTACCCTAGTTGCTGCTTATGATAAGAAGTATCTATTTTCAGAGATTGGTATCTTTACTAAGGTAATGGATATGCTTAATCACCTGAATACTAATTGCCCAGCTTTTAAGAGAAGTAGGCTAGTTAATAAGATTGCTGATGGTAGAATTAAGAGTGGTTATATAGAATATACTGATGATGGTACTGAGCTTTCTAAAGGACATCAAAGTGCTATTACTTGTGTCTCCTTTCAAAATAACCCTGATGCTGCAAGGGGTGCTGATGCAAGCAAGATTATTGTAGAAGAAGCAGGTACCTTCATTAATTGGAATGAGAGTTACTATGCTATGGAACCTTCTATTAAGGCAGGTGATTATTATACAGGTATGATGATTGTCTTTGGTACTGGTGGTGATATGGAAGCTGGTACTATTGACTTTGCTGAGATGTACTACAACCCAGACAATTATAATATGATGCCTTTTGAGAATGTATGGGATGAAGATGGCTTAAAAGAAAAAAGTGCAGGATTCTTCTTTCCTATGTATCAAAACTATGAGGGAGCTTATGATAAAGAAGGTAATTCTGATATACCTAAGGCTAAAGAACTTCTAACAAAACTCAGAGAGAATAAGAAGGCTAAAGCTAAAAGTCCTGATGAGTATCTAAGACATACTACTGAGTATGCTTGGTCACCAGCTGAAGCTTTCCAAATCATCTCTAATAATGTATTTCCTACAGAAGATCTTAGAAAACAACTAGGATTATGCCAAACTAAAGATGAGTATAAAGGTATTTGTGGTAGAATGTCTTATGATGAGAGGGGAAATGCAGAATTCATTCCAGATTTATCCCTCAGACCTTTAGAGTATAGAGATAAAAGCTTAGATAAGAGTGGATGTATACAGATTTGGGAGAAACCAACCCCAGGTACATCGTATAACTTATATACTGGAGGACTAGATCCATATGCTACAGATGAAGCTAACTATAGTGAGTCTCTTGGTTCACTATTTATCTTTAAAAGATATGCTATTGGGGAAGAAACCCATGATCTTCCAGTTGCAGAATATACAGGTAGGCCACAGAACTTTAAAGAGTTTTATGACCAATGTATCCTCCTGATTGAGTATTATAATGCAAGTTGTCTATATGAAAATAACATCAACAATTTCAAAACTCACTGTGAGAACAAACATAAGTTACATTTACTATCCAGAACGCCAAGTATTGTCAAGGCTGCATCTAACCAACACTCAAACACCTATGGTATCAGAGTTGTCGGCAATTCATATTCCTCTGTTAAGAATGAACTCATTACCTATGTAAATAACTGGTTAAGAGAGGAGTATGAGGATGGTAAGAGTAATGTATATAAGATAAAGAGTGTAGGACTATTACAGGAACTTATTACTTACAATAGTAGAGGTAACTTTGATAGATTTATATCCTTCTCTCTAGCACTTATTAGAAGTATAGAGTTAACTAGAATACAACCTGCTTTTAAAGACTCGTATAAGAGGAATGGCAGAGATTTCTTTTCTTCCAAATTATTTAGTAACTAATGATTCCACCACTCCCAGAACAACGAGTACCTCAGAAAACTAAGGAAACCTTAGATTGGCAGAAGAAATGCATTATTGCACTAGTAGGTAGAGCATACTCTAACCTATCTGGATCTCGCACTTCTAGAGAGGCTAAACAAATTAATTATGATCTCTTTAACTCTATTGTCAATATTGAGGACTTTAGCTATGTCACTAAGCCTTATGGTGTTGATATACATGATAGCATTGGGAATCTTCCTGCTAACTTTCAGGACTATAATATTGTGCGTAGCTCAGTCTTGCAACTGGTTGGTGAAGAACTTAAGAGACCTTTTAGTTACAAAGTGGTCTCTACTGCAGGAGATGGTTTTAATCAATATCTTAATGATAAGAAAGAAGCTTTAGAGTACTCTTATCTTGCAATACTTAAGAATGCTTTAGGAGAAAAGGTAGAAGCAGAAACCCCTAAGGAGGTGGAAGAATACTTTACTAACTCTTACACTAACAATGTAGAGATTACAGCTAATAAGTTACTCTCTCATCTTGAGAAGTCCTTAAAGCTTAAGAACCACTTTATTAGAGGTTTTCAAAATGCACTTACTTGTGCAGAGGAAGTATATTATGCCGGTATCTTTAACAATGAACCAGTTCTAATCCCTTGGAACCCAATACACTTTGAGTGTGATAAGAACCAGGACTCACTCTTTATTGAGGATTGTGATTGGGCAGTAGGTAGAATGTGGTTAGATAGAGGACAAATTCTAGATTGGTTTGGAGATCGTCTTACAGATAAAGATAAAGAGAACTTAAGAAGTGCAGAAATATTTAATGCAACAGCATCATATGGACAATCCCCAGAAGTCATTACAACAACATACCCACACTACAATTACACAGGTACCAAGATTCTCATGCAGCTTACCACATGGAAAAGTGAAAAGAAAATTGGGACTGCAATTTACCTTGATCAGAATGGACAAGTACAAAAGAAAGTTGTTGATGAGAGCTTTAAGATTCCTGAGGAGCTTAAAGGGGAAATTACAGTTGAATGGAACTGGATTCCAAGAACATGGATTGGGGTGCAAGTTGGACCAACAATCTTCTTTGCTTACGAGAGTCCCTATCAATTCAACACAGTGGATAACCCATACAAGTGTAAACTTCCATTCATTGGTAGAATATTCAACAACATCAACAGTAAGCCGACCTCACTTGTTGATCTCATTAAGCCCTATCAATACCTCTACAACATCATCTGGTACAGACTAGAGCTAGAGTTTGCTAAGGCAAAAGGTAAGAAATTTGTAATGGATATTGCTCAGATTCCTAAATCTAAAGGATGGACAGTAGAGCAATGGATGTATTACTTTGATACTCTGGGTATTGCATTTGTAAACTCAGCAGAAGAAGGTAGAGAAGGAGATCCAAGTTCTGTATCCAAGTTTAACCAGTTTACTGGGATAGATATGTCCCTCTCTAACTCTATACAAGGATACTTCTCAATGCTATCTAAGATTGAGGACGCAGTAGAGAATATTACTGGTATCTCCAGACAAAGGAAAGGACAAATTAATTCCTCTGAGACTGTAGGAGGTGTAGAAAGATCTGTAGTACAGAGCAATGCTCTAACTGAGATATACTTTCATGAACACTCTATGGTTAAGGAGAAAGTACTAGAACATCTCTTAGAAATTGCTAAGATTGCTTACTCTACTAATGAGCATGGAAAGTTAGTATTTGATGAGTTTACTAGAAATGTACTAGATACTAAGTCGCTCTTAAATACAGACTTTGGATTATATGTATCTGATAGTATTAAGGATAATGCTATCCTTGAACAACTTAAGGGTCTTGCTAAGGAAGGTATATCTTCTGGAACTCTCCAGTTCTCTAACTTTGTTACTCTCTTGAAATCTAACTCTATTGCTGAAGTAGAATCCTCTATTAAACAATCTGAGGAAAGAAAGATGAAGATGCAAGAACAGCAGAATGCTACTCAACAACAGCAAATTCAAAGTAATGAGAAACTTGCTAGAGAGAAGATGGATAGAGATGAGAACCAAAAACAACTTGATAGAGAAGCAAGACTTAGGGAAGCTGAGATTAGAGCTCTTGGTAGCATTGGTATGAGTAATCCTGATGTTAATCAAAATATGGTTCCAGATGTTATGGAGCAAACTAAGGTAGCTCTTCAACAATCTAAACAAAACTTTGATCAAGTTGAGAAGCAACAAAAGATGGAAATTGAGAAATCTAAAATGCAAATGCAACAAGAAATGCAAGCTAGAGAAAATGCTCAACAAGATAGAGTTCATGCTGATAATATGAGGCTTGAACAACAAAAATTAGCACTTAAGAAAGAAGAGATTGCAGTTAAAAAGAAAGCTCTTAAGTATAAACCAAAAAGTAAATAGCGTATAAAAATTAAATAAAAATATTATGGCAAAATTAGTTAATACTCCTAAAGAAGAAACCCCAGTTGTAGTACAAGTTAAAGAAGTTACTCCTACTCCTGTAGTAGAGGTAGTTAAAGAGGAAGAAGTTGTAGCTCCTATTAAACCTTCTATTAATAAAGAAGAAATTGTAGCTAAACTTGCAGAACTTGCTGGTATCTTTAGAACTATGTATGGAGAACAATTGAATCCTGTATTTGCAGAGATTTATAAAGCACTCTCTAATGCACAATATAAGATTATGCAAAATCTTTAATATCAATGACTAAAGTAAAGAAATATCAAGGTGGAGTTCCTGAACTTATGACTCCTAGAATGGCTTCAGTAAAAACTGCTGATATTCCACTTGTTTCTGGAACTCCTAAAGAAGTTTCTGTTCCTAAACCTTCTTTTATGGATAAAGCAGGTGATTTTATGGGAAGTTATGGAAACATTATTGGTTCTGTTGGAACTGGTATAGCTTCACTTATCAATGCTAATAAAAAACAAGACCCTACAGGTAAACCTTATAAAACAGGAACTAATATGATTAAATCTAAGAAAAGCAAACTTATTAAGTATCAGGCTGGTGCTGAAGATATTATTGGACCAGGACCTCTTGATAATCTTCCAGAGATGAGTCCTAAACAACTTAAGGAATTTAATGACTATGATAGTAAGAAAGAAATAAAAGCAGCTATTGAGAGAGTAGATGCTATGGGACCTCCTGTAACTCCTCTTTCTCCAAGAATGGCATCTATCTCAACTGCTAATATTCCTGCAATGTCTCCTAAGATGTCTCCTAATGTTGCTCCTCCACAAAAACAATCTAGAAGAGAAAGAAAACAGGAAAATGAAAGGCTTTTTAAGATGGCTATTAAAGGGGACAATATTGAGTATATGACACCAAAAACTCCTAAACTCAATATAAATATTCCTGATAAACAACCTATTATGAAAATGGTTGAACAACAACCAGCTACTGGTAAAAAACCTAAGATGTTTGATTATAACTCTGCTGAAGCTAAGGGAGGTTATACTAGAGCTCTTAAAGGTGGAAGAACAGATGCAAAAGGAAATCTTATTGATATGGAGACTGGTCTTATTTATAAAGATCTAAGAAAAACTACTAAAGGAGGAAATAAACCTTTAGTTAAGATGAAGGAAGATTCTTGGACAGAAAATCAATGGAAAGATTTCTTAACAAAAAGAAATAATCCAGTTGCAGGTCAAGAATTAGTTAGAATGAGTAATCAAAATCCATATGCTTCAGCAGGATTTAATATTCCATTTAATCAACCATCAAAACAAGTTCCTACTCAAAAAATTATAGAAAAACCTGTTCAAAAAGTAGCTAAAGCTAATGAAAGTTCTTTTGGATTTGCTAAAGATAATGTATTTACTATTGGTGGTCAACCTTTTAGCATTAATCCATTAAACACTTTAATAGGAACAGTAGGAACTTTTGGTATAGGTAAAGGAGGTCAAACTTTAATAAATAAATATGGAGGAAAAGTTTTAGGAAAAGGAAAAGAAGTCTTAAGTAAATTTAAACCTTTAAATTCTTCTCAAAAACTAGAAAAATATATTGAAGTTGGTAAACCACGATCAAGTTCTTTAATCTCAAGTAGATTGCCAAAATCTGCACAGATGAAGCAAGCACAATATGATAAGATTAGAGAATATCAATATCAAAAGCAACTTGCTCAAAGACCTCAATTGACTGAGGAACAATTAAAAAATGTTGCAAATAAAATGGCAGGTATTAAACCAAAAATAAGAGTGGGTGTAGGTAAACCTAATTTACCTAAAGTTACTGGTACTCAAGCACCAGAAGTTAAAAAGACTAGACCTCCTTATAAAAAATTAAACAAATGACAGAAAGACTGAATAAACAGTCTCAAGAATTAAGTGCGCAACTAGGTAGATAATAAAAATTCTAATAAAAAATATTAGAGAACATAATAACTTTCGTATAAAAATTAAAATTAGATAACAACATGTTTGGAGACTTTGTAGAAGAAGAATTAGAAAATGTAAAACCTACACCTGGAGAGACAGATGTAGAGGAGGAAGAAACCTTTGAAGAAGACTCTGAAGAAGAGTCTTATGAAGAGGAAGAGGGTGAAGAGATTAGTGAGGAAGATAAAACTCCTTACCAGATTCTCATGGAGGATCTAGTAGAGAAGGGAGTTTTGTTTGCAGATGAAGACAAGGAGTATGATGTCAGTGAAGATGGCATTCAAGAACTCCTTGAAGATACTGTAAACGCAAGACTTGCAGCTACATTCCAAGAGAATGAAGAACTTGCAATGCTCTATGATGTAGTACAGAATGGAGGTTCAATCCAGGATGTAATGCAGATTTATGGAGAAGTAAATTACAGTGAGTTAGATATGTCTGATGAGGGGACTCAAGAACAAGTAGTAATTGATTACTATACTGCTAAGGGTCTCTCAGAAGATAGAATTGCTCGCTTAATTGAGAGTTCTAAAGATGATGGAAGTTTTGCTGGAGAAGTTCAAGAAGCACATGCTGCTCTTGTAAATTCTCAAAAAGCTCAAATGCAAGAATATTTAAATTCTCTTGAGGAACAAAAAGCTGAAGAGGAAGAATATGCAAGAGAGCAAATGGTAACTCTTAGACAAACTGTTAATAGCATTGAAGAGATTCAAGGCTTTAAGTTGGATAAGAGAACTAGAGATGATTTCTTTAACTATATGACTGCCCCAACTAAGAATGGTATGACTAGGTTACAGGAAGATGCTCAAGATTATGAGAAACAATTAGTAATGGCTTTTATGTATTATACAAACTTCAATGCTGAAGATATGCAGAAAAGAGCTACTACTAATGTTGCTGATAAACTCTCTAAAGCTTTGAAGAGTCAGAAGGATAACAATATCCGTTCAGGTTCCTCAGGTAGTAAGAGAAATAGTAATATTGATGACTTTGATGATATCATTATTTAAATATTGTAAAACCTTTTAAAACAAATAAAATAAAATGGATGTTAACGTAAATTCCAGTAGTCTCCCTAGGCTCATTGATGCTAGGGCGGTCTCAGGTGCACTTACTGACAGCAATAAGCTTGATCAGTTGCTCCTTCGTAAGCCTTTCCAATTTGGACAGGTAGTATCTTACCTTTTGGGTAAGCAATATGGTCACTCACTCCAGTGTCTGACTGAAGCTCTTGGTAGAATTGAGGAAAAGGAAATTGATAGCAATATCTATCAGTGGGATGTAGCCTACATGAATGATAGAACTATCAGAATTACTGCAGGTACAAGTACTGCTAATGCAGGTCTTAATTGTGCTCCTGTACAACTTACTCTTGAAGAGAAATGGTTCTCTGGTATTGATAAAGTAAGAACTGATAGTGGTGCTCTTGTAAACATTATTGCTGATCCTATTCAGACTGGTAATGGTTGGCTTTATACTTTTCAGTTCTCTGATCCTGCTCAGTACTTTGATGTTAATGATGTAGTTGCTGGTGCTAAATTAAGCAGAGCTTATTCTCCAGTATCTGAGATGTCAGATAGAGGTGGATGGGTAGATTTCTTCTCTCCTGCTAAGTTTGAGAACTACTTCACTACTCACAGAATTGAGCATGCTATCTCTGCTGAAGCTATGAAGCAAAAGATTGCTATCGAACTTACTAAATCTGATGGATCTAAGACTTTCTCTTGGATTGAGAAGGCTAAGTGGGAAGCTATGGCTCAACTTCTTAAGCGTGAAGAGATTGCTCTTATGTATGGAACTATGTCTAAGGGTAATGTTCTTGGACCTAATGGTAGACCTATCATTGAAGGTGCTGGACTTCGTCAACAAATCTCTAACAGAAACAAACAGACCTACAATAGACTGTCTTATGACATGCTTCAGGACTACTTGATGAACCTCTCTTGGATTGCCAATGGTCAATCTGGTGGTGACTTCAAATTTGTAATGATGACTGGAAGACAAGGTATGATTGAATTTGATAGAGCCATTCAAGAAAAAGTTAAGAACCTCTCTATCAAAGTTTATGAAGGTGGACAGTTTGTATCTGGCACTGGAATGAATATGAGCTTTGGTTCTCAGTTTAAGACTTGTATGTTCCCTAATGGTCTTGAGGTAACTGTAGTACATTGTCCTCTGTATGATGATATCGTACTTAACAGACAACTTGACCCTGCTACTGGATATCCTCTGGAATCCTCTCGTTTCACTATCTTCAACATTGGTAACAATGCTAATGGTGCTAACCTTGTTAAAGTAACCCTTAAAGGTGCTCAGATGGGTTCAATCCAGATTGAAGGTATGACTGATATCAATGGTAACTACAAGCAAGGATTTGCTCCTTCTAGTTCTGCCCTTGATGGTGCTCAAATCCACATGATTAGAAGGTCTGGTATCCTGTTGAAAGATCCTCTTTCAGCTGGTGAACTGATTCCTGCTAAGATTGGTAAGTTTGTCTAATTTTTCTCATGTTGTTGTAGGATAGGAGCAGGAATTTTTCCTGTTTCCTATCCTATTTCAACATATATTTGCAACAACAAGAAATAAAATTAAAATTATGAAGTATAAATTAAGAAGTATCCCAAAATCATCTTGGGGATTTACAAAAGGAGGTAAGAAGTTTACCCAGTTTGATAAGACTAAATATAGGATTGTAGCATACAAGGATATGTCTAATAACTTTATTACTGGTCTTACTAAAGAAGATGAGAAATATTTTGAGGAGAAACTAGGTAAACCAATGGGTTACTTTTCTCCTAGAAGCAACTTTTGGTATGATAGTCCTATTGAGTGCTTTGGAGAAATGCACAATGGATTCTGGGTAGACTATGAAGTAAATCTGGATACTGAGGGAAAAGATGTAGGTACAACTATTGAGACTGGTGAAGCTGATATTGATGAGGTGTGGAATAACTTAAAAGTTAAGTTTATGATTGCCAACCCTTCTATTGCTTATAATAATCCTAATCCTTCCTCTGCAGCACTCTTAGAACTTACTTCTCTTGCAGAAGCATCTAAGCAGAAAGTTGAGAATAGAAGGCATAAAGCTGAGGCTTATGCTAAGTATCTCACACTCACTCCTGAAGATAAGAGAAAGTACTTTACAGTTATTACTGGTAAAAGTGCTAACAATCTTCTAGATGCTGCTATTGATGAGAGACTTACAGATTATATTGAGGGGTCTCCTAAGCAAGCAGATACCTTTGTAGCTTTGATGAATGATCCTACTGTAGATGAAAAGTATAAGTATAACCAACTTTTCCTCTCAGGAGCAATCATTAAAGATAATAATGGATACAAGTTTAATGGTATCCAACTTGGCTTTACATTTGATGAGATTTATAAGTTCTTAAAAGATAAGAAAAATCAAGAACTTAAAGATCTTGTTGAGAAGGCCTATGATAAGGTTCTCACCGTATAAACTATACTATGGATATTAAAGGTTGGCATAGAGCATTTAAAGTACAACTAGACACTCTAGATACTGAGAGTGCTCTACGTCTTCAACCTGAGGTAGTTGATGTATTCTTTAACAAGGCCATCAATAAGATTATACAAGATGCTTATGAGGGATTTGAGGCTACACAGAAACTTTCTGATGTACTCTCTAATCAAAGTATATTAGCTTCTGCACCTAGTGCAACTCTTGCTATAAATATTAATAACTTTGATGATGATATGTATGCAATAGATTTGCCAAGTGATTATTACTTTCATTTGCAATCTAATGCTACTATTAAACTTAATGGAGTAATAGGTAAAGTAAGAACAGTAAGACATATCCTTGACCATGAGAGTAAGATTATTGCTAACCCCTTTAAAAGGAGTGATGATACTGAGATTACAATCTTCTTCAAACAAGGTAAAGTTATGGTATATGTACCAGAAGGAGGAGAGATTGTAAAGTTTGATATGATTTACTTGAAGAAACCTATTGAAGTCTCGTATAAACAAAGTATAAGCTCAGATTTACATCCTGCTTTACATGAGCAAGTAATAAATTTGGCTGTAATATATGCACTTGAAACATATGGTTCTGAAAGAACTCCTGCTAAAGTGCAAATTAAAGATGTAACTTAAATAAATTTATAACTAAAACAAACAAATTAAAAAAATGGAACTTTTAAAAGTTTTCGTAGGTGATGGAACTACAACTTCTGGAACAACTGTTGATACAATGATTCCTGGAGATCTACTTATTGTAGATGCAACAACTCACACTCCTCTTACCATTAGTACTGTTGCAAACAAAGAAATTAAAATTGTTTCTTGCATCAACAAAAATGGTGTAAACACTCCAGTGTTTTCTACACCAATTAAAAAAGCTAATGTTAAGTACATTGGTGCTGCTCAAGATAATGAATCTGCAGTATCACCACAAGATGCAACTTCTGAAGCTCAAGGTACTGCTACTATTACAGCTAATGGATCAGGAGTAGTTGCTAATGTTGTTGCTGGAGGTACTTATTCTCTTGGTATTCAAATTAAAGAAGATTTGAGGATGGGTACTTACAATAAGAATACTGAAATTATTGCTTCTCATGTTTGCCCTAGCACTGCTGCTTCTGATATTCATGATTTGACTTCTAGTCTTGCTAAAGGATTTTCTGCTAATCCCCTTACTTCTGCAGGTTCTCCTTACCAATTAGTTAGAGCTCAAAGAACTGCTACTGGTAGTATTGTAAGTGCAGGTAACGCTACTGTTGTTCCTGGTGGAAGACAAGTAACTTTTGTAAGTGCTCATAGTAAATCAACAGGTGATTATGTTAGTCTTGGTGGAGGAATTTATCAGATTGAAAAAGTAATTGATACTTATTCTGTTATTCTTGATACAGCTTATCAAGGTACTGGAACTACTCTTACTGGTGGTACTGCTCAAGGTACTTCTGCTGCTGGTACTTTTGCTGCAAAACCAACTACTATTGTTTTCTCATTTACTGGAATTGCTCAAACTCAAAAAAATAGATTTGATCAATTTAGAACTGTAGATTTTCAAGTAATTACTCCTCATGGTAATTATCCTGAAGTTTTTGCTGTTGCTAAAACTCCTCCAGTTCCTCCAATTGGTTCTTTCCGTCAAGTTAGAGATCTTGAGGAAAAAGCTTACACTAACTCTAATCCTTTGATTAACTATAGAGAGTTTCCTTTTGAAACATTCCCTTTGAATGCAACTTCTGGAACTTACTATTGTATGGTTACTTTGGCTTATACTTCTGATTGGGGGTATAACATGATGCAATCTAATCAATCTGAATTTTTGCAAACTGCAGTTGTTGCTGCTCCTTTTATTTCAGAAGGACAATTTGATGTAACACCTACTCCAACTGGTTCAGTAGGTCATTTTCTTGACATTCTTGATACATGGCTTGGAACATACACTGTTTCAGGTTGGGGATCATTTACTTTTGCTTAAGATATAAAATCGGAGACTCACAGTTAGAGGGAAGAGAAATCTTCCCTCTTTCTTTTTATATACTTTCGTATAAAAACATATGTTACTCTCAAAGATAGTTTATAGTATTCAGGACTTAAGGAGTAAGTTCTCCCAGTCAGATGATAACCCTCTTTCTGATAGACAAGTACTATTTATACTTAATTACTACAGGTCTTTTCTAATTAGACAAGATATGGAGAAAGGAAGACCTTTGTCTCCATTTCTTATGCAGGAATTAACTCTAGATCTTGAGAAAGCTGATAAGGGTATTGGCTTTACTACTAATGATAAGATTCTTAGAACTAAGATTGAGATTCCTAAACCTATAGAAGGTCATATGCATGATTACCTAACTTATGTAGGTAGAGCAGACTTTGAAGATAGATGGACACAGCTTGATTTACAGTCTCTGAAATCAGTAAACTATACTAGACACGCAGGTAGATTTCCTAGATGGTTTGCTAGAGAGAATAAGATATATATAAAGTTTCCTCCTACTTGTACAGTTAATAAAGTATTAGTTAGAGGAGTATTTGAGGAACCAGAAATTGCTGCAAAACTTGCAGGTAAGATTGCTCCTTTTACAGGACAAGAGTGGGATTATCCAATCTCTAATAATATGCTTTCTACTATCATGAAGATGCTTGAGGATTCAGAGTTTAGGTTTACCTTTGCTATTCCTAAAGACCATGAAAATGACGGAAGCCAACAATAAGGGAAACTTCCTTATTGCTTACCCACATCTAAAAGATTTACCCTATGAGAAAATTCTAAAAGAATTTCAAAGGGTTCTTTATGCACATCTCTTTAAAGGCAAGGTTATAGAAACCCCTATAGGCAATTTTGAGGTAATACGCTTTAAACCAAGTAGACAGTTTAAGAAAAAACCTATAGACTTTAAAGCAACAAAGGAAGAAGGGTTTACTATTAGACACTTAAATGAGCATACTAATGGTTATGCTTGTATGGTAAACTATACTCCTAAAGGCATCTTTAGTAGGTATAAGTTTAAGACAGTCAGAATCTTAGCTAGGTCTCTAGCAGCTTATATACTTCAAAATAAAGACTCGTATAAGTTATATTATGAAGTTAGCAAATATAAACACAGTAATATACAGGCTGGAACAACTGGTGGTGGAACCACTCCCAATAGCTGATTGTTATGAATGGATAGCTGCTGCACTACAGCATATTGGTGGTGATTACCCACAAGTTCTAAAAGAGAAAACTCTTACAATTGAGAACTATAGAGCAGAGATTCCCTGTGATATGGTTAACTTCCTAAGATGGTTAAAAGTAGAAACTCCTGATGGTACTCAAGAAACTTTTGTAGAGGAGACTCGTCTTCCTAATTATCTTGAGACTTCTTATATTTATGCTAATAGAAGAGTAAACTTCTATGACCCTACACAGCAATATAATCCCTTTAATAACTCCATTAGACACTCAGTTAATAACTGGTTAACTCCTGAGGATGATTTGACTTGGAACTCAGTTCTTGATTATAGAATTGAGAATAACCATTTTCTCTTTAACTTGAATGAAGGAACTATTACTATGCAATACTGGGCAGTTCCTACAGATGAGAATGAGTTACCAATGATTCCAGATTTAGAAGCTTTTATAGAAGCTTTGATGTGGTATTGTTGTAAGCAACTCTCCTATCAAGGATACAAGTTTAAAAACCCAGAGTTTAAGATGATGTTCTTTGAACAGAAGTGGAATAAGTATTGTCTACAAGCTAGAACAGAAGGTAGAATGCCAGATATTCATATGATGCAAAGAATGTCTAATGAGAATATGAGGTTACTGCCTATTACTAACCATTACTATACCTCATTTAGATATTTGGGAATTATGCAACAACAGAATAGACACGGAAGATTTAGATAAAAGATAACTTATGGAAGGAACTAATAGTTTTGAGAAAGGACTTCATAGAAGTAACAGTCCTCAGATGCAGCCAGAAGGCAGCTATGTTGATGCTTATAACTGGATTAGAAATGATAGTGGTAGACTTGTTAATGAAGAATTAGAACAAGAAATGCAATCTTTAAAAGATGTAGGTTCTTATAAATACTTAGGTTCTTGTCCTATACAAGATTCATTTATTATCTTCTTTCAACAAATAGGTACTGATGGAAATTTATATTCTGAGATAGGTATATTTAATAATCTCACTTCTGACCCTACTAAAAAATATACAAAAATATTTAATGATTATTCTCATTCTTATAAATTAAATTTTAATAATTCTATTGATAGTGTTGCTAGAGTTGTTAGTAATATTAGTAATGAAGCAACTTCTCCTGTAGGAGATAGAGTAGTTTATTTTGTTGAAAAGGGTAATGAACCTAGAAGATTTAATATTGATGAATATCTTCTTGATTCTACAAGTTACTCAGAATTAACAGATTTTACTTTACAACTTGATATTGTTCTTCCTGAAGTAAATATTGGAATTACTACTGGAGGCAATTTACCATCAGGTGTATATTCTATTATATGTAGATATAGAACTACAGAAAATAATAAAACTGCATTTGGTATTCCTAGCAAGTTTTATTCTATCATTGATGATGATGATAGTAATGAACTTTCTGATGGTTGTCCTCCACAAACACAAACCAATAAGAATATTAATATTACTCTTACACAAACAGATTTAAATTATCCATATGTAGAACCTGTTATTATTACTTATGAAGGTATTACTAATGTACTTGTAATTAAAAGTCTTGGTGTATACTCTAATGAGTTAAATAAAGTAATAAGTTTCTCAGATGAATCTCAATATCAAGATGCAGTAAATCTTTCAGAAATTACTGATAATCCTATATTTTATGAGAGTGCTGAGTGTGTAGAACAAAAGGATAATATTCTTATTTTATCCAATCTAACTACTAAAAAATATGATAGAGAATTTCAAGAAATAGCTAATACTATTGATATTGTTTGGAGTGTTGATCCTAAATATCCTGATACTTTAAGAAAAGATTTTTTAAGTTTTAATGGTGATAATGCTGCAGGATATGAACCAACAACTAATGTTGATAGTGCAACTAATGAGAATACTTTATATAAAAATAATGAGTTAAAAGGATTTCAAAGAGGAGAAGTTTACTCTTTCTCATTTACTCCTATTTATAAAGATGGTAGTATAGGATTTGCATATCATATTCCAGGAAAAGTAGCTAAAAATTTTACTTATGTTATTGGTGTACCTACTCCAACTACAAAAACTAGATTTCATTATTATGAGAGTACTGAAGAATATCCAGAATATTTATCTTCTTCAGGACTTACAGGAAAAGTAAGACATCATCTTGCACCTGACTCATATGAGAGTGTTGGAGGATTTATAGCACCCCCACTTGTAGAAATATTACCTAATGATAATGTACAAGTTAATATTCTTAAAGCTTCCGCTATTGTAGGAGGATCTTCTTTTACAGATGCTCAAAAAGCTAAATTGCAAGATTTGCAAGGATATATTATTGGTTATCAACAAAGAAATTCAGAAGCTAAAAGAAGAATAATAGATCATGGTATTGTTAAACCTTATATGGCTAATGGTACTAACTATAAACAATCTCTCTTAAATGGAAATGGAACTTTTACTTTTGATAATGGAGCAACAATGACTTCAGTATTTCAACCTGCTGATGGTAAAGGATATTTGATGTATTATTCTGCTGATAGATTATTAGAAAATAGTGCTAACATTAATACTTCATATTATATTGAGAAAGTAGGATATTTAAGAAATTCTATAAAATATGAAGATCCAGATTTA